TCTTTGGGACATGGCTTCTAATCGTGGTTATATCAATATTGTAGCAGTGATGCAGAAGTTCTTTGACCAAGCCATCAGTGGTAACTGGTCTTATAACCCTGAGAACTATCCTGACAATGAAGTCCCAGTCTCTGTAATGGCACAAGACTTCTTGACAACATACAAGTTGGGATGGAAGACTAGTTATTATCAGAATACATATGACATCAAGACTGATGAAGCACCAGAGGAAACTCCTGAACTTCAAAATCTCCTAAATGATATTATGGAGTCCGATGAGGACGATTGTGAAAGCTGTAAAATTTAGACTAGAGGCGTAAATGCAGTACGATTTCGTATCAAGTAAAAAGTATAATGATATTGATACTGTCCAAGGAATGACAGTTTTTAATACTGAACAGGTTGATACTAAAAAGCAACCTATGTTCTTTGGTAAACCACTGGGAGTGCAAAGATACGATTCATATAAGTATCCAGTTTTTGAGAAACTAACAACTCAACAACTGGGGTATTTCTGGAGACCAGAGGAAGTTTCTCTCCAGAAAGATAGGGCAGACTATCAGTTACTTCGTCCAGAACAGAAACATATCTATACTTCTAACCTGAAGTATCAGATTATGTTGGACTCTGTTCAGGGTCGTGGTCCTGGTATGGCATTCATTCCTTACTGTTCCTTACCTGAACTGGAAGCTTGTATGGAAGTATGGGGATTTATGGAGATGATCCATAGTCGTTCCTATACCTATATTATTAAGAATGTGTATTCTGACCCTAGTGTTATCTTTGATCATATTATCAATGACCCACGTATTCTTGAAAGAGCATCAAGTGTTACTGAATCCTATGATGACTTTATTAATAGTGCCCAACAATGGGGTAACGGTAATATGTGGAAAGAAGATTTCCGTGACACATATGTATCAAAAGAAGATATTAAAAATGTCAAAAGAAAACTCTATAGAGCAGTTGCAAACGTTAACATTCTTGAGGGTATTCGGTTCTACGTTAGTTTTGCTTGTTCTTTCGCCTTTGGCGAACTTAAGCTCATGGAAGGATCTTCCAAAATCATTTCACTAATTGCAAGAGATGAGAACCAACACTTAGCCATTACTCAGAACATTCTGAACAAGTGGAGAGATGGTGATGATCCTGAGATGAAACAGATTGCTAAGGAAGAACAGGAGTGGGTCTATGCAATGTTTGACCGTGCTGTAAACGAAGAGAAGAAGTGGGCAGACTATCTGTTCCGTGATGGATCAATGATCGGTCTGAATGATGTTCTTCTTCAAAGATATGTTGAGTGGATTGCTAATCGTCGTATGAAGGCTATTGGTTTGAAACCCGTGTATGATGTTGCTGCCAAGAACAATCCTCTTCCCTGGACACAACACTGGATCTCTTCTAAGGGTCTTCAAGTTGCTCCTCAAGAAACTGAGGTAGAGAGCTATATCGTTGGAGGTATTAAACAAGATGTCAAAAAAGACACGTTCTCAGGATTCCAACTCTAAGGCTAAGGCCAAGAGGCAGGATGATTGGTGGTTCCATGAGGAGCCACTAAATACCCCAGATACAATGGATATGTGTGTGATTACGAAAATCCGTGGTTGTTTCAAGGACAACCTTTTCTATCTGAGGATATTGGTGATTCTTTCGGCTTTGTCTATAGGATTACAAACCTCAAGAATGGTAGAAAATACATCGGTAGAAAGTATTTCTGGTCCAAACGAAAGCCTAGAGCTACAGTTAAAAACAAGTCAAGGCGAAGAGTTACAACTGAGAGTGACTGGAAAAAATACTACGGAAGTTGTCCAGAGCTTAAGGACGATCTTACAAAGTATGGAAAGGAATCTTTTAGTAGAGAGATCATATCACTCCATGTAACACTGGGAAAGGTAAACTTTGAGGAGACCCGTCAGTTGTTTCTGAACGAGGTCCTATCACAAAAGTTGACAGATGAGACTCCTCTGTATTATAATTCTAACATTCTTGGTCGGTACTACCGCAAGGATTATTTTAACAAGTAAACTGATTTGGATTAATGATTAAGAAAATTTTTATGGGGTTGGTTAGTGTCACTACCCTTACTACAGCATGTGTGGCATCAACAAACCTTGATAAAGAGCTTAATGACATTACAGGAACTACTCCTACCGTAGAAGGTGTAGAGGAAACACCTACAGAGGAATTGGTAAAGGTAGAAAAAACCTGGACCTGTCCCACCTGTAACCCATCAGAACAATATGTTCTTAAACGAATTCAAGAACTAACTTTGATTGATGACCGTAATGCATTGGCAACAATCATGGGTAACATTAAATCAGAATCTAACTTCCACTCAAATATCTGTGAAGGTGGAGCAAGAGTTTCTTATAATCAATGTCTCTCTGGTGGATTTGGTTTGATTCAATGGACTTCTATTGGACGTTATAGGGGACTTGGTAATTTTGCAAGGAAGTTTGACTGTGATCCAAGTTCCCTAGAATGTCAGGTTAGATGGATGATTAATGAACCACAGTTTCAGAAAGAACTTCCAGTATTTGAAGGTGGTGGACAAACTGTTCGTGATTATATGAGATCTGCCTATCGTTGGTTGGGATGGGGTATCAAAGGTCATAGGGAACATTATTCGTATGAGTATGTCAAAAAAATGATCCACTCAGAGACCTTGACAAAGACCTCAAAGTAGTCTATATTATAAGGGTGGTTGAGAGACCACTGCGGTGACCCCCTTGGTAGTTCAGGGTTAGCGGCGATAGGAACTACCACTAGGGCTCATAGTTAAACGGATATAACTACGCTCTTCTAAAGCGTTATTCTAGGTTCGATTCCTAGTGAGCCTGTTGTCTTTTATTTTTATGAGTCTTCCAGAATATTCATTTGGTGGTCGTCCAGTAGAGACCACGAATCTCCTTCTGCTTATTAGTGAGATGGAAGGTACATATCAACACCTTAAGTATATGGGATTTGAGGATGATATGAATACTCTTGATGAGATGAAGAAGAGATACTACAAACTTTATTTTAGAACAAAGAAGAATGAAACCATTCAAAATTCTAACTGACGATTACTTTGTAGGAAACTTTGGATCTGTTGAGGCCTCTGATGAAGTATTAAGATGCTGTAAAAGAAATTTTCCTGATGATGATACCCTAGATCCTGGTGCACTTGGTAGTGATGGGAATGAAAACCTTGGTATTAGAAAATGTAAGACCAAAGGTATTAGTATAAGTCAAGTCAACTTTATTGAACAAGGACTGAGAAACGCTATCATGTATATTAATGATATGAAGTGGAAGATGGACCTTAAACATGAATGGGAGTCATGTATACAATACACTAGGTACATTGGTGAGGGAGATTTTTATGGTTGGCACAAAGATAACTCTGAACCTACAAGTAGTGTAGGTGATAGGAAACTTTCCATTGTATATTGTTTAAGTTATAAGAAAGATTATACTGGTGCAGAGTTTGAAATAAAGGAAAGTAATGGTAATATATACAGAAGAAAGTTTGATTATGGAGACTTTATTGTCTTCCCTTCAGACAAACTACATAGAGTGAATCCTCTAAAGTCTGGAAACAGGACAACCTTAGTTGGTTGGTATATGTAGAGCCCATTTATCATACAAAAATTATGAAAAAATTATTTGCTGCATTATTGTCATCAGTGGTTCTTGCTACTCCAGTGATGGCTGACCCTGAAGTGAAGGGTTGGAAGACATATGATTCTATGGGATGTATGTTGCTCGGAGATTGTACTGATGATATTCAACAAGTCAGATCAATTAGAGACATTCAAAAGTATTATCCTAGTGATAGTTATAGTAATGTCGCTTCTGAGTTTGATTCAATTGTCGGGGCCCTTGATAAGATCGGAGTTAAAGTTTTTTTAGCCGATGAGAAATACTTTCCACCAGGTCATAGGGGTGTATATCATACAGTAACTAACAACTTCTTCCTTAACACTAACTTCATGCACAAAGAAGGTGTATTGATGAGTGTGATGAGACATGAAGGTTGGCATGCTGCTCAAGACTGTATGGCAGGAACCATCGATAACAGTATGATTGCAATCATACTTCCAGAAGAAGAGATTCCAGCAATCTGGAGAG